GTCCACCAAAGGAATAACCGCACAATTAGTTTTGTGGGGAGCGCAAATAAACGAAGGTAATACTGCCGGACCTTATGTTGCGACAGGGACTGCATCAAATAAATTAACAACTGGAGGAATATCCTCTCCAGTATTTCAGCCCATAAATAATCCCGATATTAGAGATATTGATAGAGTAAATATTTTGGCTCCCGGAAGTAGCAGTTTTGTGTTAAACAATACAATTTTTGCCATTGCTACAAACAACACAGCCACAACTGCTCCACCTTCTGGACTTTCGGTGTACGGACTTTACTAAATAATAGACGGAGAACCCATACATGGATATTTACCACAAGATAAGTCTTCTCACCACAGGCTCGTTTGCCGCTGCTAACACCGTCAGTGGAGCAAACAGCAAAGTCAAGGGATTCATGTTTGTTAATACTGGTGCTGCTGGAAATGTTGATGTGTTTCCATATGGCGCGACTGGAGCAACTTTCTCCATGAGACTGGTTGCTGGACCTAGCACGGCTACAAACAATATCTACCCGATCAAAATAACGGGTGCGTCCTGTGCTTCGGGAATTTCTGTATACACGCTGTTCTGATATTTGAATATCGTCCTTTGGTGTATACCCCTTGACACTCCCGCCGCACACGCTATACTGTGTGCATGGCAAAGCGAATCCTAGACCCCATTGATCTTGAAGCCGAGCGGCAAGGCGCAGCAGTAGCCCGAGGACGGCAGCAGCAGTGCAAGCCGTTCGGTTTGAACAAGCGTACCCACAAGGAGCGCAAGGCGCGGCTTGACGGTGAGTTCCGTCAGCAGTGCCGTACCGTGAAGACCCGTATGTTCGTGGAGACTTGGTGATGCCCCGCACCTGCGACAACTGCAACACTGTGATTCCTCCTGCGCGTCTTGAGGCTCTGCCCCACACCACCACTTGCGTGGCGTGTTCGCGTGTCACCACATTCGTTGGGTTCATGGACTGGTCGCACAAGACCGCCCCTGAACTGGTCATGGTTGACAGTGCTGATTCCGAGAACCTGCGCCGCGCACGGCGCATTAGTGAACGATCACGATAAGCGGGTTTCGTATAGTGGCTATTACGCAGGTTTTCCAAACCTGACAGGAGAGTTCAATTCTCTCAATCCGCATTAGGAGAAACACACATGAGCAAGCGAGAACTAAAGACCGACATGGATTTCTTCATCACCATCAATCCACACTATCCTGACGAACCTGCCCTGCACATCAAGGGTGTGGACACGGCGGAACAGGTGGATACATACAGTATTGATGAGGTGGAAGACCTGATTGACCGCCTCCATCTAGTGCTTGGTGAAATGCTTCACAAGCAGCAGATCATGGAGTTGTCCAAGACTCCCACTCTGTGGGATAAATTCGGAGAGTAACTATTTGCTCCCGAAGCATTGATAGCGATGCAGCAGACTTTTAATCTGCAAAGGAGAGTGCAAGTCTCTACGGGAGCATTCTCTTATTCTAAATACTTTATGGAGGGTAAAAGCCATGCCTAGAGATTTAGATAAAAAGCGTGAATATAATCGCAAGTGGAGAGCCGAACATCCTGACGCTCTTAAAGAATATTACAAAGACAACAAGGATAAGTTTCGGAAACACAACAAAGCAAACAAACTCCGAAATGCTGAATATGTTCAACAAGCAAAACGCGATGGCAAATGTGTTCGCTGTGGTTGGAATGAACACCCGTGTGCATTAGATTTTCATCACACGGATCCTGCAAACAAGATTGCAGAAATAGCAACTATGGTTGGCGGATCAAGCATACAGCGAATACAAGAAGAGATGAACAAATGTGTGCTAGTGTGTGCCAACTGCCATAGGATACTGCATCACAACGAAAAAACAAAAAAGCAGGATACATAACCGACAGACAAAGGAAACACAAATGGCAAAGAAGAAGATCAAGAAGCCCGTCAGCAAACGCACAACTCGCGCCACCCTTGACGAACGCAACGAGCGTCTTGGCAAGACCGATGCGCCCAAGACGCGCAAGCCACGCGCACAGAAGCCCAAGGTTGTAGTGACCACCGAACCCGCTATCAACACTGTTTGGCGCGAAGGAACCGCCGAAGAGTTCCTTGGTGACACACAGACCACTCCTCCTGCGGAAGAGGTTCGTCCGTACACCCATTCGTATATTTTCTCACCCCCCGTGGAATATACTAAAGTCAACAAGAATTTCATTGATTCCGCTTGGGAATGGATTAATTTCAAGTTGGACGATGCGAAGGTGTATTGGAAGAAGCACGACCCAATTACAGTAATTACTGATTTTGCATTTACACATCCGCTGATTTTTGGAATTGGGTTCTGCACCGTCCTTGGCGCGGCATCGCTTGGCGTTGCTCTGCTTGCTCAATATTTCAAGTGGTGATCCAAAACAAATAATGGAAAACCGCTCGTAGGGGTTGACATCCACCGCAGACCTGTTACAATCTACTCATCGAAACGCGAAACGATGTTTGAGCCGACATCCGAAGCGTAAACTTTCAGAGGCTCGTATTGGAGATTTCGTTATGAAGACTGCTAAGATTTCGAACCGTCGTCGCGTCCTGAACTACCTCGCCTCGGGTAAGACCCTTACGAGCAGCCAGGCTGCCAGCAAGTTCGGCGTGAAGAACTTCCGCGCCATGATCAGCGACATCCGTTCGCAGGTTGAGGCGTTCGGCAACTGGGAGGTCACGCAGACCGTTCGCAACGGTGAGACTGCCTACGGCATGGAAGACACCCATGACGGTGACCGTACCTACGGCTTCCGCCAGGACGGTTCGCGCTACCTGATCAACGCCTAATTCGTTGATCTGACTCATGCCCTTGGGGTGGCTGCGACCGATTGGCGTAGCCACCCCTTTGGGTTTACGTATCAAACAAAAAGGAAAAATGATGAACAACAAGACTTCTATTTTCGTTTCGTATGCCCTGCTCGTTCTCGTTGGCTTTGGCGGCACGGCTTTGCTTGGTTTCACTGGCAAGAACAGTGACACCAACGCTGTTGTGGCGTTCCTTGGCTTTTACGGCTTCCTCTGCACCACTGGCGCGTTCTATGTGCTTGGCAAGCAGAAGGCGGCTTTGGACTCGCTTGTGGAACACATCAACGAGGTGAATGATTCTCACTACAAGAATTCTGATAGCATTCATCGCCGTCTTGATGATGGACTCGCTGCCATTGAGCGTGACACGCAGAAGCATATGGATTCAGTGTGGCTGAACATTGATCGTCTTGAGACGGAGTTTGAAAACTGCCGCGCTTGCACTCCCTGCAAGAAGTGAGCAACCCCCTTTGCGCCTTGCGGGTGAAATATCCTTCAAGGCGTTTTTGACATGAACACGAAACAGATTCAGCGTCTGCTACGGATCGCGTACCCCTTGTGCTTGGAGATTCCCCGTCCCAAGAAACACATCTCCATCATTCTGCACAAAGGCAGAATTGAATCCATCGGTACAAATCAGTTGAAGACACATCCCGAAGCCCTGAAGCACGGCTACCTGTTTGGAGAAATGCACTCCGAACTTGATGCATTTTTGAAACTCGGAGAGCGCAAGCGGGGACTCACCCTTTTCAATATTCGCTTTAATCGGTTTGGGCAGATGCGTATGTCCCGTCCGTGTTTCCGCTGTATGCCGTGGTGCGTGGGGTGCTTTGACGAGATTTGGTACACCACTGACGAGGGTGTTTTACTCCACGGTGAGGGACTGCTCCCTATAAATACAGGGAGTATCAAGGAGATTCTAAATGAAAAAGTTCACCCAATATCTTGATTCACGCGGACTACAGGAGGCTCTGTCCCACAAGGAAGCCACCGAGGTTTCGCTTGTGGAAGCCAAACTGTCCCGTGTGTTCCAATATGTGGAAGACGACAAGAAGGACTTTGGCATTGTCAGCGCGTTCCGTGGCTCCAACTCCGACAAGGAGAACAAGGCTCGTCACGAAGAACTGAAGAAGGCTATCCGTCAGATGGGCTACGGATTCATTGAACTCCGTGGCGGCTACAAGGGCGATGAAGGCTATGTGGAGGAGTTGAGTCTGCTCATTCCAAACATCACGAAGAAAGGCATTGTTGATTTGGGGCGGCAGTTCCAACAGCACTCCGTGATGTACAAGAACGATCAGGACTTCTACTACATTGGCACGAACGAAGAGGCTGGCGTGGGCAAGGTTCTCATGCGCTTCAAGAAGGGCGAAGGTCAGGACAATCTTGAACTTGCGAAGCACAAGGTTGTGGACTTCTTCTCGCAACTGAAGAAGGGCGCACACTCTGAAAAGAAGTTCGTGTTCAATGTGAAGCCCGACACTGCCAAGCAGACCGCGCAGGGCAAGGAAGCGGAAGCCAAGGTTGCCCAACGCCACCGTCCAGGCGACATCTGGAAGACATCAAGCGGGCTGTGGGGCGGCATGGATGATCAGGGTAACTACGAGTACTTTGATGACGAGCAATCCGCCAAGAAGTTCTCAAAGAAACACCGCAAGGGCTACCGCATCCAAGAGCGCGAAGAGTGGAATTTCGCAAAGGCTGCGTACTTGCGTAGAGGCGAAGACCCCAAGTGGATCACAATCTACGAGGATTCCGCTGACGAAAATGCATAAATAAGTCGGAGGAGTAAATGAAAAAAAATACTGCTAGGACAGCATTGAAAAAAACACTGCTGCGGAACGCTGTGCAAAATATACGGCGTGAAATAGTGGATCGCAAGAAGGGTCAAAAGAAATAATCGTATAGCATCGTGTGGTATTGATCTTCCCGTCTGTTTTGATACAATCATGTGTGAAAGGAGTTCGTAATGAACTTTAGCACTCTCGTTTCGTCTGTCGTGGTTAGCCTTGTACTCACCGCATCAGCCACTGCCCAGTGGGTTGGTGGAGGTAGTGGTGTCAACATTGGTGTTGGTGGTTCGTACAGCCGAGCCACACTGCCTAATGGAAAGACGGTTACAAGCAATAACGTGAATTGGGGTATTGGGCTTGGATCGTCTTCTTATTACGGAGGCGGTTACGGTGGCATGGGGTACGGTGGCATGGGATGGGGCGGCATGGGATACTATGGTGGTCCAATCGTCATGCCCTACTACGGAGGTGGTTGTGCGCCTGTTGTGGTTCCGTATTCGCCTTTCACTGGTACCTACGCCAATCCGTGTTATGCCCCTCAAGTAATTGCCCCTGCGAGTTTCTGTCCGCAGGCTCCCGTTTGCTGGTAATAGGAATACAATGAAGAATCATACTTGTTAACTATTTTGGTAATGCCGATCCCTCCTGCTACCACAGATCACGGTCGCCTGACGAGCAGTGAAACAGCAGGAAAAGCCAAGAAATACTCCGTTAAGTCCAGAAGCACATACGCATACACCCAATGACACTAGTTGGGTTGGCAGGAGAGGAATGCTTGGAGAGTAGAGACTATGTTGGGGTTCTCTACAACGGTGACTTCAGAGTACCGTGGCACACAGCACTCATCTGAAATGGTTCGGCGGCTCCATTCAAAAGCCGCCGCTTTTTTTGCGCGGTTCAGTGTGTGATGCTGACTAGGATCGTCTACTTGCAAGGGACGATTGAGCATGGGTGCAAGCCCCTCGCCGCGCTTTTGGTCCTGTCGTCTAGTTGGCTAGGATACCGCCCTTTCACGGCGAGAACACGGGTTCGAATCCCGTCAGGATCATTCCCTTGTTGTGTAATGGTAGCACAGGAGATTTTGATTCTTCTAGTCTAGGTTCAAATCCTAGCGAGGGAATGCGCCCCCATAGTATAATGGTAATACCCTTGACTTGTAAGCAAGAGACATCAGTTCAATTCTGATTGGGGGGCTTTGTTAAGACACGGTTCAAGCACAAGAGCGGATGAACATAGGGTATGGAAACACTGCAACTCACATCACTGGGAATCGGAGTAGTCGCCGCCGCCGTTGCGGGTCTACTGAAACTTTACAGCATCGCGTATTCGCGTGGCTATGAGGACGGCAAGCACTGCGGATTCACCGAAGGTCTGTATCGTGCTGCACAGCGGGAATCACGGCAGAAGAAAAGACTACAAGTCGCTTGGTCACACTGATAGCGTTAGATTGAGTCTCGGTCTTACGCTAACTGGTTTTACTTCAGTGTTTAGTCCGCTTCGGTTTTCTGAAGCGGTGGCTTCTTTCGTGTACAGACGAACCCGATTATTCTTGGATATTTCGTCTGAATAGAAGTCTACCGTGTACGACTTTGCGTTGTTTGGTGAAATCGTTGGTGTATATCCAAAAATTATGGTGTCATTGGTGTTCAGTTCACTCAAATCTTTAAGCAGAGAGTTGTCTGGAGCCGTAAACTCAACTATTCCGAGTCCCGCTGCCACTGTTCCAGTGCAACTGAACTCTGCGGTGGTGTGAACGGTGGACGAGAATCCTGCTGTATCTCCCGAAATGATCATCTGAATGCCGCTGTCCCCGCTTCGCTTGTCTATCAGGGTGTATGTGCTTGCTGTTCCTTGAATATCAGGCAAGAACATAGAAAATGTGTTGCCCACGGACACCGATGCGTTGAAAGCAGACCATCGGTTTGTTCCTGTGCCTTGTGTTTCCGCGCTTTCCAGTGTCAAATACGGCAACTGCTGTGATATTTTCACCACAACTCCCTCTGTGTTGATGGAATTGCTGTCTCCTGCGCCGTAAAACACAACATTTGATTGTGCTTTTGCTCCTAGTAGAGGCGATGACGCTTGTTGTGAATAGAATTGCAGAACATCTGGTGATGTTTCGTCCGTTTTTACCGCTACTTCAAGCGTGCTTTTTCCCGAAGACTTCCAAATGTTGAAGAATGGCGTGATATCAAAGGTTACAACGTGACCGTTCCACAATCCTGTAGTGATTATTTCAGAAGAAAGTGGTTCCTGCTCTCCACCGTCGCTCCATGTTGTGCTGTATGCTTGTGATGGTTTCGTCCATGTAGTGCTTTCGTCTGTTGATGCACCTGTTGCAAGCATGAAAGTCTGCAAATTTCCACCGCTTCGCCCTTCGGATGATGTCAGGGTGATGTTTGCTTGGAGAACGGAGTATTCCATTCCTGTCGTGTATCCAGCAATTGCGGTTATCGCGTCTTCTACTCTGTCTCGTATATCGAAAATGAGAACTCCGCGATATGTGGAGTCGCCATTTCCACCAATTTTCAATACGGTTCTGCTTTGATACAGCGTATTTGTGTTTTTTCCGCCTGCATATTTTTCACTGGCAGTATCTTCGCTCACTACCACATCGTTTAATTCAATAAAGTTTTGTGCTTTCCGATCAAACGCCAGCACTTTGATGTCTGATACTTTGTTTGTGATATAGGTATCCAGAATACTAACAGGATCGTCAATCGCCAAATCTATTGTGTTGGCGTTGTAGAATTTGCTGAACCAGTAATTTTCGTTTCTGTCTAGCATTAGGAAGCATAGAACGAGAATGTCATGCCTGCTCCCGTGTTGTGTGGCGCAAAGGAAGCAGAGTATGCAGGGTAGAACACCTTGATCTGGTTGATGTTGTCTACTTCAAAGAACATTTCATCGCCGTGATACAGCACATACGATGCAGTTCCTGCGGTGGCTCCATAAAATCCTGCATCCGCTTCCGAAATCACGCACATGATTTCGTTTTGTGATGCGTTTGCGCCTGTTGCGATGCGCGAAGTCTTGATGCGTACACCGTTTGCACAGGTGTATCCAGACGCTGCGCTAAAGGCTGTCAAGTTTTGTGGCGAGTTTGTAGCCGAACCTGTGCGAGCCATGAACGATGCTTGAGGTTTTATTGCCATCACAGACACAGCCAGTGATGGCTGTGACGCAACCGAAACAGATGACGGATTGGATGACGGCAGTTTTACTGCATTCAGAGCAGCAAGACCACCAACAACTTGATCCTTTACAAGTGTGTATATGGACAGATTTCCAGGATAATCACCAGCACTTATAGACACATTAGGATCGTAGAGTGCTTTTTTCATTGCACCCATAAAATCGGTGTTTGCCTTTACTTGTCCGATTGATGTGTTTATGGTGGTTGTGCTTGTGTTCAAGAACGGGCTTGACACAGGCAAATATCCACTAGAACTGCCCTGAACAAGCACTGGTCCGTTTGCTGTGTCGCCAACAACCCAAACACCAGTGGTGGCTGATGTGGATCCTGCGACAGGAACAGGATTGTATGCTGCTTGAGATATTCCTATTCCTGTAGAGAATGTGGCAGAAGCACTAATGCTGAATGTTATTCCTGAATTTACAAGATACACATTCATTGCCGCTCCGCACCACCCTGCGCCTGCGGTGCCTCCGACTCTTCGCAGTGATCCGTTGTTCGTCAAAACGCTGATGTTTGTTGGAACAGTTGCAATAGAAGAGTCTTCTTGTGCTCCCTGACCCACCACCGTTATAGTGTCTGTGATGTACGACAGATTCCGTATATCAAGATCCGTTGCAGAAACTGTAATGCCTGGAGCAGTCTTGATGTTTACGTTTAGTGCATTATCTTCTGCGTAAATGGGAGAAGCAGTTCCGCCAGTAAACCCAAACAACCCAACAGAAACTGTTGCAGCAGTTCCTCCTCCGTACACAGTAATAGTGTCAGATACAGCCGTGAGTCCACGAATACTGATTGTGCCAACCGTTATTCCTATTGCGGTCGCTCCTGAAACTCCAAACACACCAAGATTGGAGAACGAAGAAACACTTACGGGCACTGTAAAATTCATGGTGATACCTACGGGATATCCACCACATATGCCTTGAATTTTGATGTAGTCTTCGTTTGTGAGTGTTCCGCTTCCAACTGTTCCACCGTACAGAGTTCTTATATCAAAATCGGTGGAATTAACTGTCAGTGGAGTAACGGTGATGCCAACTAATTGACCACCAGAAGTTCCTACTATTGAAATAGATTCGCCGGTGTAGCCTACAATAGTGGTTGTGAGACTGTAGTAACCAGAGTTTGCCAGATATTCGTATTGTGACCACGAACCGCATATTCCAACGGGCAGTGGCGTGTCGCCGCTTACATTGGTTACCGTGTCGTTGTTTCCGTAAACAATCTTTGCCAATTGGTGATGTGCACTATTGACATAATCGCTGGCTATGGTATACGTAGTACCACTGGTGATGATCTCGTAGTTGTCGCTGGTTGCTCCCATTGGCTTCTCCGCTATGCAGGGTCTTGGGTGTGTTCCCGTCTAAATAGGATTACTCTGTATGTATATTTCTGAAAGCAAGGCTCTAATGGACATCAACAACCTACGATTTCCCAAAGAAGTAGAAAATCACGTTCAAAAATATGAGGTAACGTATATTGATGCGGTTCTTGCAGTATGTGAGAGATACGGTATGGAACCACAGGTGGCTGCAAAATTCCTCAGCAAGCCCATCATTGAAAAAATCAAGGCTGAAGGGCAGGAACTCAATCTGCTCCCGAAGAAAACGCGACTTCCTGTTTGACACGCAGCAGACCTCTGCTATACTGTCTACATAGTCGTGACTGAACTGTTTGTCACACATACCTCATACACCGTACATACCGTACACAACAAGGAGACACGCAATGGGATTCAAAGACCTAAAGAACGCTTCCAAGAACTCGTATCAGACTCTCGCATCCGAAATGGACAAGATGGCGAAGAAGTCTGAGTCCTACAAGGACGACCGCTTCTGGCGAGCGGAAACCGACAAGACTGGCAATGGCTACGCAGAGATTCGCTTCTTGCCTGCGCCCGATGGCGAGGATCTACCGTGGGCGCGTGTGTGGAGTCACGGTTTTCGTGGACCAGGTGGTTGGTACATTGAGAACTCACTCACCACGATTGGGCTGAAGGATCCCGTGTCCGAGATGAACAATCTCTTGTGGGAGAGCGGTTCGGACAAGGACAAGGCGATTGCCCGTGATCGCAAGCGGCGGCTGTCGTACATCAGCAATGTGCTTGTTGTTTCCGATCCTAAGCATCCCGAGAACGAGGGCAAGGTGTTCCTGTTCAAGTACGGCAAGAAGATTTTTGAGAAGATTCAGGGTGCCATGAACCCCGAGTTCCAAGACGAGAAGCCGATGAACCCCTTTGATTTTTGGGGTGGAGCAAACTTCAAGTTGAAGATTCGTCAGGTGGACGGTTACGCGAACTTTGACAAGAGCGAGTTCGCTGTCCCCGCCCCTCTGCTTGGTGGTGATGACGCTGCGCTAGAGAAGTTGTGGAGGACGCAGCACTCGTTGAAGGAGTTCACTGATCCAAAGAACTTTAAGTCATATGACGAACTGAAGGCTCGTCTTGAGCAGGTTCTTGGCGGTAATATCCGCGCAACCGCATCCGATGCTGTTGCAAAGGGTGGTGCTGAAAAGGCTGCTTTCTCCGATGAAGACGAGACTCCTGCTCCAAAGAAGTCTGTTCCGCAGCCCAAGAAGCCCGTGAAGGAAGCCATCAGCACCGATGATGACGATACCGAATCGGCTCTCTCGTATTTTGAGAAGTTGGCAAGCGAAGACTAAACACACATCCTTCGGTTTCGCAAACAGGAGCGCACTTCGGTGCGCTCTTGTTTTTATAGTGGATTCACTGTTCTAAACTGCATTTGCTTTAGGGTTGGTTCATTGTCTCGTATTCTTAAATCATCGTTGTAGTTGTTGGTTATGTTGCTTATGTTGTTATGAACTGCTGCGCTGTTCACGGTGGTTCCGTTCGCATTTCCGCTACTAGCAGGATTTTGTTTTGCCAAATTTAGAGCGTCTTGTTGTGCAGAGTATTCTCCGAGCATACGACCAAGACTTGTATTTGGTGCTGCGGGTGTTATCACGGAACCGTTCATTTGTGTTGGCTGACTCGTTTGAATTGCTGTAATGCTTGAAGGTATATTTGCTACAGTTGCAGCGGAAAGCGCGGCACCTGATGCTGATATGAATGCTTTTGGGTTTTCTCTGAATTTTTGTAGTCTTTCTTCCTTTATGAGTCTTTGTCTGATTGTTTTGGTGTCTTCTCCTGCCCCATATTGAGATTCGTATCGACTCAATATATCCAATGCTTGCGGTGCAGACAGTTTCTTTTCTGATACTAGTTGGGGAAGCGTTCTTGGATCGGCAGACATTGCCTTTATGTACTCTTCAGAAGAGCGCATTTTGTTCTGTTCGTTCTCTATTTGTTTTCCTGCTGCCTCTCGTTCACGGTCACGAAATGCGTCACCAAATGTCCATGTATCGGATTGAAACATGAGTTCTGAAAGATTGGTGCCTGCAAGTTTGTCTATTACGGTGTTTACCAACCAAGCAAGACCTGTTCCTATTGCCGCGCCCACTGATGCCACCAATGCTGGCACTACCAGTGTTGTCAGAGCAGAAAGCAGAGTTGTTCCTACTGATAGTAGTGCAGTAGATATTGCACCAGCCGCCGCCGCAAGTGCAGGACCAATGAATCTGACTAGTGATCCTCCTGCTGCTCCTAGTGCGCTAGCCAGTGCAGGACCGAGCAAGTTTGCCGCCAGATTGGATAAAAACCCTCCTTTGCCTGTTGCATCTTTTCCGGTTGCTTTTGATACAACATTTTTTATTGCGGAGTCTTTGGTTCCTTCAAGTTCACTTTCCCGCGCCCGCAGTTCAGCCGCGTCGCTTTCGGGAATCATCTTGTTTTCTATCATGGAACGTATACGGAAAACTTCTTTGTATATTTGACCGAGAGTGGAATTGATGCCCCTTAATGCTGAATCATTCCCAATTGAGCCGCCCGTAGAAGACACCCCCGCCATTCTTTCTCCTCTTCCCAAGTCTCCTCCGCGCAGCCCCCCTCTTCCCGTTCTTTCTGATATTTTCTCTCCTAGTTGCCCGCTATATTTTTCTAGTTCTTCCGATGCAATTCTTCGTTGCTGTACGAATTGCCCCAAAAACCCACCAACCACAGGAATTTGTGACACTATTTTTTCTGGTAGTGTTTTTTTGAAATCTTGTACTTTTTCTTTCACATACTCTGCAAAAGATGTGCGTTTCTTTAATTGCACTTCTATGGGAGCAATGATTCGGTCTAGTTCACCTGCTATTGCAGATTGGTTTCCGCGAGTCCGTTGAGCAATTTTTCTGATGAATATGAGTTTTTGATATATCTGCTTTGCATCTGCTGTTGATGCTTTCATTGACTCTTCAGACAAACTCGCTGCTTCTTGCAGCAACTCATATGCCGCCGCGCCTGCGGGGTTCGTGACATCGAACTGATCGCGGTTTTCTCGTATGTAAGCGTTTATTCGCGCTCTGACCCCCGAAGTTTCTCCTATTACTAGTTGCTCTAGTTCACCCGTGCCAAATCCCATAGCAGCACGTTGTGCTCTAATAGCCTCAAGTAGTCCGATCATATCAGATGGAGTATTTTGGGTTGACTGAACAGATGGTTTTGCGTACCCCACTTTCATTTCAGGAGATAGGGGCAAAAACCTTCCGCCCTTTCTTCCCTGACGAGCAGCATACATCTGTCGTAGTTCTTTTTGTGTGACGCTTTTCTTTGCCATGATTCAGCCTCGCATCATGCTTAAAATGGTCACAGTTGTTTTTTGTTTAGTGCTTGATCTTTTTGTTTTTTCAAATGTGAGATAAGCATCTGTATGTATACCTCTCGCTCCCACGGCATCATTTGTTCAATTTCTAGGAGTGAGTACCCATGATGTTGCATCAGATTGAAATTCGTTTGATAAAAAGCCCCCAAGTCAGTGTGACACAGGGCTACTGAAAAAAATCAGAAACGTTTTTGAGTTCGATCCTCACCTTCTGATTGCATTCAGGACAAGTGTATGCGAATTCGTACCGTAACTCGGGAACGCTTTGTATGAACTCAAGTATCTTGGCAAACTGATCTGGTAGTAAATTGTCTATGAAGTCAGACAATTCCTTTGGATTTATGTCTTTTGCTTGGTGTATCTGATCATTCAGTATCACGGACTCAATGCACTTCTTGGAAAGATCAAACGCAATTTCCACTTCTGATTTGTCGTGATCCACATCATGTATGGTTGGATATTTCATGACAATCGACAGTTCTGGTGTGATAGCGATGGTCGGATCTATTTTTGGCTTGTCTTGCTCGCTTATTGTTATCTGATCTAGTTTGAGTTTGATTGAGGACTCTTTTCCGCAGTGATTGCACACAGCCTGCGGCTTTACTTCCTCTCCAACAGACTTGCATCGTATTTGTAGGAATACGTATTCTGCATCTGCTGCACAGATTTTCTTTGTGTCGATGGTGTTTGATGTGCAAGCAAGAATCACATTACGCATGGCATCATTTATTTGATTGATGCTTTTGGACTGCACTGCAAGCAGTAAAACCTTTTCTTCTTTCACAACAAAGGGTCTGTATTTTGTTGTTATTCCAGATACGGGCAGCGTCATAGTATATGTGGGAAGCGAGGCATTAGCCAGGTTCAAATTAGTCATCGTGAAGTCCTTTAACTGTTTTTACTGAATTTTCGGAAATAGTTGGAAAATGTCTGATGGCTTTGTGCCACTATTGTTTGTGTATCCAATGTATTCCGAACTGTACTTTCTGAAGTTTAAAACCACTTCTTGTCGCAGAAAGTCATTGTCTTTGTCGTATGACAATTGTAGATCGCCTATAGACTTGGGGTATACCTCTTCAACAATAAATCTGTGGGTGGGCTTGTCTGATCTCGTCAGTATGTCTATCCTCATATCACAAACGTAATCATTGTAGTACTGAAATTTGTAGTCGTCTCTTCGGCACACAAGGTTGAACCAGTCTTCGAAGAATTTTCTCTCTCGCATATCAGCAGACAGCAACACGGATAGAGTCATTTCTCCTGCATAGATTGCTTCATACGGCATATTTCTTGCTGGACCGTAGAATCTGTACGGAACGGTAGAGAACGATCTTCCTGGAACAGTGACGGAATCACATCTTACGGTCATGTTTCGCAATTGATCGTAGTTTCCAGTGTTGAATATTTGGGGAACACCAAACAAAACCTCATATCGGTTGCTGAAAGCAACGCTTGATCGGTTTATTGCTTCAAATATCTGTCCGATTCCAGCGGAGACATCTGCCATTACGTTTTTCCTCGTACGATTTTTTTCCGTGTGTGTATGTACACGATTTCTGGTTTTGCTTCTCTGAATCTTCCTACGCTATGGTTTACCATTTCTTCCCACATATCAAAAGGAACAACAACGGGTCTGCGTTTCATTCCTTTCCACAGATAACTTCTGTAGCAGGGTTTGAAAAATCTGAATTTCTTTCTTGCTGCTAGTCTATCGTAATCAATCAGTAGACGCGATCTCCACTCTTGACTCCCTTTTATTGTCGGTAAGTCTCGCATTACAGAATCAAACAGGTATTTTCTAAAGTCGTCCCCCAAAAAATGTAGATTTACCCCTTCGAAGCCACCACGGTACACATTAGTTACGAGTACTAGAGGAAACGAATCGTAATATGTATTTCTTGAAATATGGGATTTGCTCACGGGCTTGTATTTGAAAAATATGAGTTGACCTTGAAAAAGACGGGTGGGAACAGATAGTTTCTGATCTTGCTGTACCATCTGGAGAAACCTGATGTACAACTGATCCGTTGCCCCTAGAGCAGTGGTTGTTTCTTCTATCAGAGCGAGTAGTTCTGTTTTTGGATCAGACGGTTTCATTTTGGTTTTCCGAACAAATCGTCCTCTGTTAGTATTTTGAACTGCCACCCTCTTGTTTCCGATACTCGTTTTGCTGCTTCCCATTTAGCCTGATTGGTGATCCAGGTTTTAACCTCTGTGATGTATCCTTTGGAAATCCTAGATTTCTTTTCTGGTTCGCGGCACTGTTTTTTTGGTTTTATTTCAACCAACCAAGTTTTTACTCCCTCTGGAGTCTTCAGTTCCACTAGAAAGTCTACAAAGTAACGGTGCTGCTTTTTGTCTATGGGACTCACATACGGTATTACCACTTCTTCGGAAGCCCATCGCAGAACATTTGTGCTGGTGTCACAGTATTTCATGAACTTTCGTTCCCACATACTTCTATAGATAATCTTTGTGGGATCTCCCATATATTTGGTGGGATTGGTGGGGGAAAAAAATCCTTTGTACGCCATACTAAATATGTAGTCGCAAATCAGAGGAATTCCATGTCTGCCATTCCAAATCCATTCCCATTGTTTACTACAGATGGTAAGCCTTTTGTCGCCACCAATCGGTATGGCACGGGTAGGTACAGCGAGCAATTCTACAACGATCAAATAGCCGATCCCGTACTCAAAAGTCTTGATGGAACTCCTGCCAAGCGCAGGGGATCGCGCACCCGACCGTCTGTTATGCGCTATCCATACGATCTTGGAAATGCACAGGTGCCCCATGCAATGCAGTTCAAGATATTTTGGAGGTGGGAGAACAAGGATGTGGTTCAGAGTCTGAACTCTCAAAAAGCCGAAAGTGTAAAAATGATCGGCAATCTCAACACCCTTTCTAGTTTGGTTGAAGGCGGAAATCTTACACCTGATATGTTGCTGAAAAGCCCTTTGTCCAACGAGCAAGTTTCCGCGTATTCCGACATAATAGATGATCCCAATTATCTAAAGGTGGTTGATCCTAATGCCAACGATAACATGGCAACCCTGTTGCAGAACAATCCAGGTAAGGCTAAATCAGTTTTAGAAGAAACTGTTCGATCCGAACAAATGCGAATAACAAGCATAGAGAACGAGTTGAGTAACGGTGCAGGTAGAGTTGGATTAGACGAAAATGAGCGTTTGCAAATTCAAGACCGAACAAGCACCTCTATTTCCAATCTTGATATTGGACAGGCTGCTTTGGTTGGTGGAGGGGTCGGTTTGCTTGCAGGCGGCGCAGTTGGCGCGCCAGTTCCTGGTGCTGCAATAACAGGAACGGGAGTAGCAGGCACAGTGGGTGTTGCAAAAGCCGCAACGAGAGAGCCTGTGTATGACCAAATGGTTTCAATTTATCTTCCGTTTTGCACCAAAGTGAACAACGAAGATTCCTTTTTGTATGAAGATCCATCGCAAGCGATTATTGGTGGTGTGGTTGATTTTCTTGGAAGACCTGTGGACACCGCTGCTCAGGGACTTCAAGCACTTGTTCAGGGATCGCTTGACAAGATTTTGCCTGGTAGTGTTGGAGTGGGAACAGGAAAAGTCATAAACCCAAGACTGGAAAAACTGTTTAAACAAAAGGATTTTCGAAACTTCTCTTTTTCTTGGGAATTTTATCCAAGAACACAGCAAGAGGTTCAAGAAATCAAAGATATTATCGAAACTTTTCGATACCACTCCCATCCCGCGAGAATGGAAGAAGTTGCTGGCGATGCGGAATCAGATGTTCTTGTTGTGTTGAGGGTTCCTGCCGAGTTTGAGATTAGGTTTCTTTCAACCAACCCAGATCGCGGTCAAGCGGGTTTTGTCGAAAACGAATACTTGCCAAAGATCGCTAGATGTGCGCTGGTATCGGTGGCAGTTGATTACACTCCAAATTCTGTTTTCAGCACATTTGTCGATAATTCTCCCACAGCAATCACGCTTACGCTTAACTTCAGCGAAATGGGAATTCTTACACGCGATGCTGTTGAGAGAGGTTTCTGATGGCATATTTTTCCAAATTTCCTGTACTACAGTATCCTGTCCGAGACGGAAACACATTTCGTTACGCTTTGGTGACAAACATATTGCGTAGAGTGGTTCTCAGTGATGATGTAAAGGGAGCCGATGGTGCTTTTTTAGAATACAAGATAAAAGATGGAGAAAGACCAGAGCATATTGCTGAGAGAGTATACGGTGACGCGGAGTACCACTGGCTTGTTTTGTTGACCAACAACATTATTGATCCGTATCACGATTGGTGTAAAACAGGACAAGCCCTAGAGCAGTACATACAGCAAAAATATCCTGGTTACACCATTTACATATCGAATACAAACGGAACACTGTTTTACTCTAGCCTTGTCGGGCGTGGTAGCACACTAGCACAAGGTGGGTTAAACACGCAAATTTTAGAATACAATCCACAATACTCTAAATTGGTTGTTCGTGGTGGAGACTTCAGCGAAGGAACTGCCACTATTGGTGTTTCTGGAGGTGTGTCCCTTTCTGTCAGCATCAAGCGAGTAGAACCGACTGCACAAGCACTCCATCATTTTGAAATAGAACACACTAGCGGAATATGTGGCGCAAACGAACTGTTTCAGCCTGATCCAATGAGTCAGAGAACTGCTAGTTTTTCTGTTGTTGGTGGGATGGTTGGAATCACTCAAGACGAATATCCTTCCTCTAGTTCGGGAATCAACTATGCTGGATCTGGAATCGTAGAGTTTTGGGAAACGTATATTGGAACGTATATGGGAGTTTCTGGCTCTAAAAACAGTACATACGCTGTTTCCAATTACAGTTATGAAAACGCGGTGAATGAAAGCAAAAGAACCATTAAAGTGCTACATCCCCGTTTCAAACGACAAGCAATTGCGGAACTAGAGTCTTTATTGAGGGTTTGATATGTCAGACATTCAGGGGCATGGTTCAAATTTAGCAGCCGGAAACTACAAACTAGAAAAGTTTGTGGTGTATTCTTTGATCGGAAACAAAACCGCCGATCTTAAAAACTTGTTTCAACGTATAGAGGTATATGAAGATTTGTTTTCTCCGTATGTTTCTGCGAAACTGTATATGGAAGACGGAGTAAACTTGCCTGAAAGTTTTCCGTTTGTGGGTCACGAAAAAGTGGAATTGTCTTTTAAGACAGATGTGAATGCATTTTCTCCTGTTGAGTTGGTGTTTCGTGTGTATAAGTTGGATGCACACAAGATATTGCCAAACGGCAAAGTTCAGCAGTATGTTTTGCATCTAATGAGTGAAGCGGGATTCTTTGATTACTCGCAGTATTGCGGGTATGCCATGAGCGGTCCCGTTTCGGAGATGGTACACGGAATCTTTCGTAAACACTTTCCTGAAAATGTATGGAAAAACCGTTTGTTTGTTCAACCAACAAAAGACAGGTATTCCTTTGTTGTTTCTAGGGCGTTCACGCCTCTCAAAGCCATTAGTTGGTTGTCTACAAAAGCACACAGTGAATCTGGAGATGACTATAGCCCATTCATGTTCTATGAAAGTTTAGACGGACATCGCTTTAGAAGTCTTGGCAGCATATTGGAACTTGCGTCTGCAAACATTCCAACCTATGTGTATACAGTTGCAAACATTGGAGTTCTCGGTGGAGAGCGATCTAGCGTGGGTGGGTATGGAGTGTTGCCTAGAAGGTATGAAAAGATACAAAAACTAGAAGAGTTGAGTCGCTTTGATGCAGTTTCGAACATAATGAACGGAATGGTGTCGTCTCGGCTCGCGGTTCACGACCTTTTGCGTAAACAGGTACGGGTAACCGATCTTTTTGAGCCAAACTTGTTTCCAAAAATAAAGAAACTAGGCACAGAGCCACACTTCAGGCAAAACGATGCCGAATCGTCGCGGTTGTTTAGTCAAGGAGCAGCGTATTACTATCAACCGTCTACGGGGTACACCGTTTACTCTTCAAACAATCAGATAGCAGACAACTTCAATATAGAGTCCTTGTATTTACGCAGAAAATATCACATCAATTCTTTCCTTGCTCAAAAAATTGCGGTAGAGATATTTGGCGATAGTAGCAGGAGAGTGGGTGATACGGTGCGTGTTCGTGTTCCAAAGCCTCAAGCAGATGTCACGGCAAAGGATGATGTTGAAGATAAGAATTTGAGTGGAGATTATCTTGTCACCGCAATAAGACACACTCTTGCTACAGCATATAGTTGCAAGATGGAACTATCTAAAAATTGTATGGGGGTATAATGACCGAATTTGCTGGACTTGGTGGATTTGTGTGGTGGCACGGTGTCGTGGAAGACACCGCCGATCCGCTGTACCTTGGACGGTGCAGAGTTCGGGTGTTTGGATTTCATTCTGAAGACAAAACTGAACTACCAACATCTGCTCTTCCGTGGGCGTATCCCATGCAGCCCATCACCAGTGCTGCGGTTTCTGGAATCGGTCAGTCTCCTACGGGACTACTTGCGGGTTCCCATGTGTTTGGATTCTTCAGGGACGGAGACGAAGCACAAGACCCTGTGATGATTGGCTCGTTTGGCGGTATTCCGCTTGAACGAGCCGACACAAGCAAAGGCTTTGCTGATCCAAGTGGGCGGTATCCTGCAAAGCCTTCTGATGTAGAGGCAAAGCAGTTTCCAATTGGAGTTTCAGTTATTGGAGAGCAGGACACCAATCGCCTTGCCCGAAACGATGATGAAGAAAAGATGAAGGGTACGGTGGCTGCGTACAGGGCTTCTACCGTTCAGGTGGACATTCCAAGCACACCAGACATTTCTGGTGGAGGCAAGTGGAGCGAGCCACAGACACCCTATGCGGCAGAGTACCCAAAAAACCATGTGAAGTATACCGAGAGTGGACACATTGAAGAATGGGATGATACACCTGGCGCAGAGCGAATTCACCAGTTCCACGAGTCAGGAACATTCACCGAAATCGGCAGCGGTTGGCAGAACAATCCAGACGGAACCCGTGTACAGCGAATCATGGGCGATGATTACGAAATCGTTCACGGTGACAAAAAGGTTTACATCAAGGGTCAGCAGGGACTGAATCTTGTGATTGACGGCGCAATCAACCTTACAATTAATGGTGGCGGAAATATTCAGATCAACGGTGACACAAAAATACTGACAAAGAACAATGTTGACTTGCAGATTGAGGGAACTCTCAAGGCTTCAGGCAAGACCATTGAGTTCTATGCGGATGGAGATATTGGATTCTCTGGTAGAAGCATTTCTTTCATCACCGATAGCAATGTCATGGTCATGCAGCAAGGCAAGCGCATAGAGGTGAACTCTGGCGAGCCTGTGCTGAAGCCCAAGCGGGTGGATGTGAAGGGTGGTGGATCGTGAAATACCGAGGTAGACATAAAAAATACATTGAAGGCACTTCCGAATATACGGTTTATGTCTATGGTGATGTTGTAGAGCGAAACGGCATCACCTATGTCTGTACAGTGGAAACCACCAGAGGTCTTTTGCCTGAAGAAAGTGGTTCGGGATTCGCTGTGCTTGGTGATGGGTTGGGGGACGATTCTGTTGATGGTGGCTCATATACCTAAACGGGAGGTTGTATGCCAGGATCTGGAGTGTGTAGAGCCAACGTAGATACCGCAGGGGGAACCATACTGGTGGGAAACCCCTTCTTTTTCGTTGACGGATTTCCTGTGGCTGTACAGGGTAATCCCGTACAAGATCACGGCATCAACGAACATGATAACGCAGTTATGCAGCAGGGCAACTCTAATTTTATCGTTGGTGGATTGCCCATATGTACAACAGCAAGCAGAGCAAGTTGCGGGCATCGCCCAACAGGTTCAGGTACTTTTTTTGTGGGGTAATATATGAGTACAAATAATCCGTGTCCGTGTCCAGAAACAGTTAGTGATTGCGACAAGAGCATTTTGTCTTTCGGACTGACTTCCGAAATGTTCAACAATCCAAACGCTGCTGCTATATCTGCTGTTCGTCAACTCGGTGGAGCAAACGGGGCGCGCATTCAGGGATTGATTGACGCAGCCACTTTGGGTGGAGTCGGAAATGCGATTCCTGTTATTTCAAGAATTCAGCAACTGCTCACTAGCCAAGAAGCCATTATTACTGCCTTTGAGAATGAAACCAAGAAGTTTACTACGGTTCAGGGTCTATTGAGCATAGTGAGCAATCTTAGTTTGTACGCAAACCTTACGTGTGCATTAGGGATACCAGGATTGGATATTGCTGCCGGATTAAATGTTGTTAACGGAAACGGTCAGTCTTCTATACAGGCTGTTTTGGCAGCAAACGTGGATCTTGAAAGAGTGTTGAATTCTTTTGTTCCTGGAACAGGCACGGCATTAGCGCAGTCTATTCAAGACTTTCAGGGAATATTGGGTTCCATTGCTGACACTATAGAAGCAGTAAGTGCAGCAATTGATGGGCTAATGAATGAAGCCGCTGCTGTTTTGGCAGAGGCAACCGCTTTCGTGCAAAAATACACAGATATTAGTTCGTTGGCTAACCTTGTGAATCTGGCAAACACAGATCCGTGTTTTAAATTGGGGTCGATCATCAATGGAAATTTGATCAGTCCAGATTTTCTTAATGCTATACGTGGAGTGGTTCCGCCACAAGGTTTCCCGCCAGGCACACCAAACCCTTGTGCTGGTACTGGATTTGGATCAGTTGGGGGATTCCGATGACACATTCTTCTGACGGTTTTTCTGCGTTTCGTGAAACCGCACAATTAGTGGGGGAAGTGTTTGGTGTTCTTCTCACTGGTGTCTTTATTGGAGCGTGGGGAGCAATCAAGAATAAAAAGGTAAGCATTTTGTGGAAACGAAAACAAGAACAGAGGCAGGTTGAGACACACAGCCAACTACACGAAATACTTACAGAGTTGCGAGTCACCGTTCGTGCGTGCCGATGCTTAATATTTCAATTTCATAACGGTGGATCTTTTGCAGACGGAACAAGCATTAAACGATTTTCTGTTACACACGAATCGTGTTCTGTTCTGTCGCAAACCATGATTCTTGAGTCTCAAGATGTGCTAGTGTCCAGATACTCAAGTCTCATGGAAACACTAGAGACACAATCTGGAAAAATTATTGCAGTGAATGCTTTGACGGTGTCTGCATTTCGTTCTTCGCTTGAGATAAATAGCGTGGAGTACTTCAGTATTGTTCCCTTGCGGTGTTCTGATGGGATCAGCCCGCTTGGATTTTTGATGTGTCATTGGTGCTCTTCTGACTCTTTAGATGAGATTGAATCCGAAGGAATAAATCAGGCTTCTATTGAGGGGATTATTGTGGATACTGCAAACAGAGTAAATTCGCATTTGATCTACAAAACAGGAAACCACTAATGGCATTACGAATTGCATCTACTAGCAATAAATCAGTTTTTTCTGACATAGATCCCAACTTTACTCGCAGTCCGAAAACTGGAGATTTGCTATTGGTACGCGACGATGCTGCCATTAGATTGTCTGTAAAGAATTTGCTGATGACTGCTTTTGGAGAGAGGCTTTTTCAGCCAACAATCGGAGGAAGTCTTCGACCCCTTTTGTTTGAACCCATTGATGCTATAACCACTATGGAGATTCGTGACAGAGTTCTTCAAACTATTTTCAATCACGAGCCAAGAATTCAAAATGTATTGGTTGATGTCACTGCTAATCCCGATGAAAACGGATATGTAGTTGGTGTGGAGTACTCTGTTCGTGCTATTGGAAAAACTGACCGCATAACGGTGGTACTAGAAAGGGTGCGCTGATGGCAAACACTAACAATTTCAATGTTGTTGGTCTTGATTTTGAGCAAGCAAAAGCGTCTCTTAAATCGTTTTTGCAGTCGCAAGAAACACTCAAAGACTACAATTTTGACGGGTCTGTTTTGAGTACTGTGCTTGATGTGCTTGCATACAACACTCACTATCAGTCTTTTTATGCCAACATGGTCGCAAACGAGATGTTTCTTGATAGTTCTGTTCTGCGTCCATCTGTGGTTTCTCATGCAAAAACTCTTGGTTATATTCCAACTTCTCGCCGTGCTGCAAAATCAATTCTAACGGTTTCTCTGAATGGGGCATCAGAAACCACCTATCTGTCGCGTGGTTCGGAATTTGTCGGAACTGATTCTGCCGGAACACAATACCGTTTTGTGCTTTTGGATACAAAATACGCGAACAGCGAAACACAGAAATTTGAAAATATTACTGTGTATGAAGGAACATTACGGCGTATGTCGTACATTTATGATCGCACAAAACGTATTGGATCGTATCTGCTGATACCCAACGATAAAATAGATACCAGCACTATCCGTGTTCGTGTAAAGGCTTCATCCACAGACAATACAGGAGTCGATAATGTTTGGACCGAAGCCACATCATACATTGATTTGACCCCCACCTCAAAGGTGTATTTTTTGCAAGAGCGAGAGGCGGGTATGTACGAGTTGTTTTTTGGGGACGGGTTTCTCGGTTTGCAGCCCGAAACTGGAAGTCTCATCACTGTAGAGTATTTGGAAACGAATGGAGATGTTGCAAACGGAATAAGCACGTTCACCACATCAATCAGTGGAGCAGGTGCCATAACAGTAAACAGTATTTCTTCTGGCGGTGCTTTGGAAGAGAGTGTGTCTAGCATCAAGTTTCTTGCTCCTCGCTACTATCAGTCTCAAGGAAGAGCAGTAACAGAGGACGATTATGCTGCGGTGGTTGTAAAAGAATATCCTACTGCTGACTCGGTTTATGTTTACGGTGGTGATCGACTGATGCCC